GAACTTTGTTATCCCATTTTGTCCGTCATCTACTGGCTTATATCTATTATTTTCTATCATTATAGTAACCCATACCAAACGGCTAATTCGTCCAAATAAGCGTGTGCGTCAGCGCGAGACAAATTGTTTATCCCTGATACATAACCACCACCTATCGGATGAAAGAAATAAGACCCTAACCACGGGACAGGCTTGATATCAGCATCAGACCAGTAGTAAAAAGGAATATCCATACCAAACGATATATTTTGAATGAGTTGCCCAGTGGTCGCGTTGCCAAGAAGGCCGTAAGGTCTTCCTGCGTTATATCTGTAGTCTCCATAACTGGGAGCACCAATAATTCCATTGTCTGTTGGCCCCATAAAAGTAGCAATTTCACCCATGCTACTATTCCCAATAAAGATATTGTTAGGAATAAGACCATCGGTTGTTTCAACCATAGTATTAGCTGCGATGCTGTTTACTGTGCCACTTGACGTATTTATTTCTAACCGCACCCCGTCGTAAGGCTGTGTAGCATTATCGTTAGGCGTGTTTGCTCTATAACGATCCATCCTAAAATTACCTGTGCCATCAACACCCCCGACACGATAAAGTGGAGGCGTAGTATCAAAACTAAGTTTCATGTTTTCTAGACCAGTATTTGTAACCTGATAAGCGGCTGTTACAAAAGCAACAGTCCCGTCCTTATCAATCGTCATCATACGATAAGTATCAGGGTCAGTAGAGGTATCAATCACCATGACATAAAGTAGGTTGTCCACGCGATCCATGTAGAAAGCTGACCACGTATCGTAAGCTGCTGCTCCATCCCCCGGAGCAAAACCGCTATTCCAACTTCCAGCGGTCTGTTCAGTGCCTTGTCCGTTGTACATTTTCAAGGCATTAGTAGAGCCAGAAGAATTAACCGATATACTACTGCCAACACTCCCAAAATTTAAAAACCCCGGAAGCATCACGTTAGCGCCATATGTATACATATGACTGCCGTAGTAAGGCCAACTTTCACTAGGCATATAGGCTCTAGGAAAATTAGGGAAGGCTCTATTTTTGCTTGTGACTATATTTAAAGAACGAGTTAGACCAGCCATTATTCATCAAACCCCATCATTACCATATTGACACTTGCTAATGAACTACGTCCGATAACATAGTCACTAGCCCCTGCCACCACTGGCGAAAAGCTTAAAGATTCATTCGGCCCTACTAAGGTCGAGTGCAACAGTTTCGTTGCGTTGGCAAAAGTAGCAGAGCTATCACCTACGCCTAATTGAACAAGCGCAGAACCCGTTCCACGATTGAGTATGTGGACAGTATAAGTGCCCCCACTGGAGCCAGCCTGTCCAATATTTGCAGTTGTGTCTGCACTAAGGTCTACACCTGAAATTTTTACTGCCATTATAATTGTCCCATAAAAAATGCTTTACCGACACTAGGCCCACCCGCTGCGGCATCCGCAAAGGTTGGAGGCGCACCTGCTCCAGCAGATGTTAAAATCTGTCCTGCATTACCTGTTGCCACAGCTACAGGATTACCTGACGCATCGTAGCTTATTAAATTTCCATCAGTTCCAGTTGCCATCTTAGCAAGAGTCACGGCATCGTCCACTATAGACGCAGTAACAACAGCACTGGCAGCTAACTGATCTGCACCCACCGCATCATCCGCTATTTTTGCTTGTGTCACTGCATCATCGACAATAGAAGCCGTAACAACCGCACTGGCGGCTAACTGATCTGCGCCCACCGCATCATCTGCGATTTTAGCTTGGGTCACGTTATCATCAACTATAGAGGCTGTGACAACCGCACTTGAAGCAAGTTTCGCAGCGGTAACTGCGTCATCAACGATGGAAGCCGTGACGACAGCACTAGAGGCTAGTTTTGCAGCGGTAACTGCGTCATCTGCTAGTTTAGCGGTGGTAACTGTGCCATCACCGGGCGTTCCTACGGAAGACTCTGAAAACCCTGTTACCTCCACACTGCTGCCATTAGGAGGAGCCGTGCTGAAAGTTAACGTCGTTCCAGAAACAGCGTAGGTGCCTTTTTCTTGGTAGACACCATCAATAAATACTTGGGTATTGTTCTCTGACCCCGGTGCGGTTGACAGCGTAAATGCCGTGGTACTGCCATCTCCTGTTGCTTCCGTAAGCGATACACTGGTTGCACCCGAACCACCAATATCGCCCCAAGAATCTGTATATCCTTCAAAAGCTCCTGTCGTACTGTTATAACGAAAAGCTCCTGCAACCCCTGTGGGTCTGTTGCCTGTCGAACCTGATGGTACATAGAAAGCTTGTGAGCCAAAAGCGGCAGCGGTGACATCGACTACGGCTGCGCCAGATCCTGCGCCATCCAAATACACAATACGTTTTGTGCCATTGGTTATCGTAATGGTCGCGCCAGAGCCTTGTTTTATAATAATTGATTGACTGCCACTGGTGGCGTTTTCAATGATTTGAACCCGCTTTAATGTGTTTGGGGCAATCGTAATCGTACAGGTCGAATCTAAAGTGCCTGTATATTTTAGATGGAGTGCTCGTGCGGGGTCAGTAGCCCCATCAGCTATAGTAGAAGTATGCGTATCGGCATTGGTTGTAATGCCTTCTTCGCCAATACCAAGAGCTTCACCAATTAACTCAAGGGAAGCATTTGTCGTGGTGCCCCAATCAGCATCGCCATCTGCGGGTTCCGCTACTCTTAAATTATTTACATAAGTTGCTGCCATAATTTACGCCGCTATTTCTGTCCAATTTGGAGATTGTGATGGAGTTTCGTTGGTCCAACTTGGTGTTTGACTTGGATCTATGGGACCCCAGATATTAACCGAACCAATACCACTTGTTGTGGCAAGCCCTGTCAGTTCTATTGTGGCACCGGAGCCTGTTGTGACGGTAAGGGATCCCTCTGAGGTTACTGCCGCTAAACCAGATACAGAAATCAATACCCCCGCTAAAGATGTTGCCGTGCCTAGCGCACTAGTTAAAGCGGTAAAAGCTACATCGGATTCGTATCCACCTTCGTTGTAGCCTTGCGTAATACTGTTGTAGCCGGAAAAGAAAATAGTAACGTTTGACATTACGCAATCCTAATTATTGCACTGCTTGAATCTGCGGTCGGAAATTGAATTGTAAAGTCCCCTGAAGAAGACGTTTTATCCGATCCAAAGTCAAGTATTAACACCGCCCGGTTAGCAGAACCGGCGGTAGTGCTTGAGTTATAGATCATGGCTCCTCTTGCGGTAATAGACGAGCTTCCAAAAGTTAAATCAGCAAAGTCTGTCAGAGCCGTGGTGCTGGAGGTTGTCGGTGTGACATTAGTCAACGCTCCGCCTCCAGAGCTATATCCGGTGCCAGAAGCTTCGTTACTACTGGTAAAAGCGGTAGTCGAAGAACTCAAGGTCGCACTACTGGTGTATAAAGCTAATTTAAAAGCGTTACCGGTACCCGTAGAGGTTGTAGTACCGCCGCCGCTACCGTTCGTAAAATTGTGTATCCCTTGTAACAGTTCTTGTTTAAAAGAAGTACACATTGCTTGTGTAATAGCCATTATAATTTCCTCAAGATGTTTGCCAGTTCAATTTGGCCTTCATTTTCTGCTTCGTTGGCAAGAGTCGTGCGATCACTCAAGATTGCTTGTCTTGCCGTATGCACGATTACCCAAAACATTCTTTCTCGAAAAGCAAGCGCCTGTGCTTTTAACACAGGGTCTGCATCGTCAGCAATTTCAATTATTTTTTGTACAGCAAAAGACGCTAACTCTTCTGGGGTATGTCCTCTGTTTTCAGTGGTTTTCACTGCAACAGAGCCAACTTGATTATCTAAATTTACTGCAAACATTATTGTTTCTGCCTTATGACTTTACCAGTTGTGTATTCATCCGTAACTTCTTTTGCCTCACCAAACAGTTTCAGGGCGGTCAAAGCTTCTAAAAAACGTTTATCGTATAAAGCAACTAAGTCTGCTTCGCCCTTCATGTAAATATACGCTTCCAATAAACAACCATAAAGCAGCGCAACATCCGCGTTTGTGCTTAACCATGTCGTGCCACTATCGGCTCCTGCCGTCAAACTCGCTGGACGATACAAATAATGTAATTCTGCATTAAAATTACCGTTTGGAGTAGGCCCCACAATAAAATTATCTACATCAAACTGTGCATAAAAC